TAATTGTTGCGTCTGTTGAGTTTGACCTGTTTCTGGATCAAAAGCAGATTTAGCTGCTGCTAATGCACCAACCCCGCCTATTATTGTTTCTATTCCCATATTCTTACCTACAAATCCTTTTTAATTAAATAAGCATCTTCAAAACCTAGATGCTTTATTTTCTTTAACCATCCTTTTCTTCCGCCTCCGTACAGCCTTTTACATCCAGCTGACTTAGCAAAAAACTCTATAGATGGTAGCATTTCTTCGAGTTCTTCGTAATCTCCACCACAAAATATTAAATTTAACACCTTGTATTGTGGGTATTCAGCAAACCCCGTTACCATTGCAGACTTCTTACCAGGCCACAAATGGAACAATCCATTACTTATTTTATCCTCTACATCTTTAATTGTATAGGAGTCCTGTGTCTCTATTGCTTCTTCTATCCAAGGTTTACAACGATCCCACTCCATTTCCCATGTAGGCTTAAAATCAACTACGTTATTAGTCACCTTTTGCATACTCTACGATACTTATTACTAAGTCTATGTTTGCGTGATTAACCTGTCCTTTAACAATCTCTCCTTGTTGCAGAATTAAACCAGAATTAACTACTAATTCTTCTGTGCCATAGGCTGATATGTTGTGATTCTTAAAAAGGAAGAACTCATTAGAACTGGTATCTGTAATGGTTATATCTAAATTAGTTTGTTGATTGCCATGATCGCAAGCAAATATGCCTTCTATTATGGCAAACGTAAAATCATCACCAGTAGGTGCTGTGTATATAGTTTGCTGAGTAGTAGCTGCAAAAGAATATTTTACATTAGTCGCTCTTTCTAAATATTGCCTTTTAGAAGCTAGGTTCATCGTTTGCCTCTGTTCCTGACATCTAACCTAATGTTACCAACTTGGAAGTCTTGTGTTGTACTTCCTGTAACTGTCATCTGTACCTGTCGTGCTGAGAACCTTGCATCGGTATAACCATCACTATTAAAGGTAAAACTACCAAAGTCTGTTTCGCTGCCTAGCGGAGTAAACTTACCTTTAAAACTAAGGGTTACACCAGGTAAAGTATTTGCTTCTTCATCTGGTAATATTTGATTACATTGAACGTACCTGTCGCCATTGCCAATCTCTATAGGGCCACTTGTTGCAAAAGGTACAGATGTACCTAAGTTTGGAGAATTGTTTAATAACTGTGATTCGTGTTCGTAAATAAAGCCACTAGAGTCACCCGCTATAGGGAAATCAAAGACACCTTGGTCAATCCAACAACCACGATCTAATTCACCTATAGACCATGTGTTCTCTCTGTAGTTCCATATAACGTATTTGTTCGGTGTGTATTGTCCATCACCGCTTGGGAATCCCCACCATATCTCGTTGAAGTTAGAATTGTGTCCACCCCAACTAGCAGCTCTACCTTGTTGGTTTAGATTGTCATACACATAGTCGTGAACTTCGCATGGTATTTCTCTAACCTGTCCATCGTAAACAAAAAATGAGTTCTCACCCATCCATGCCATAAATGATCCTGTAGATACAATGACTCTTCTACCTACCGCTTTACAATTAGAACCAGCATCAGCTATACCATAGATAAAAGGGTTGCCTGTATAATACATTCTAGCTATGCCTGTATCACTAAATATAATGACATCTGAACCAAACTTAACTGCGTACAATGCTCTACCGCCTGTAGGAATTTGTAGATCACCCGCTGAGTTAGTAGCTTTAGATGTCCAGTTGTTTCTGTCTTCTCTATCAGACCAAGCAATCTTTCTAGGATCACTTGCAGAACCAATAGCTACTAGATGTCTTTCATTGGTTACGATGATAGCCTGATTACCTACAGGTGCATTGGTAACAACTGTAGCTATCGTATCGGCTGTACCGCCAGAGTTAGGTCGCCATTTGTATATCTTGCCATCACCTGAAAAAGAAAAGACTAAATCTTCACCCCAGTTATCAAAAGCAAAATGACCTGTATCTAGAGGTAAACCTGATTGACTTCTAGCATCACCATAGTCTTCTTGACCGTATTGATAAGCACCAAAGCCTAAAGGGTCTTGACTAGCATCGTTTACGAAACCAGATGGTGTGATGTCTGTCCAGGTATTGTCGTAAAGTACATAGACTTTTTGTCTTGTACCTACAGCCAGTATAGGCTTACCTGTGTTATCAGAATGTGCATACATTCCAATAGGTTCGCCTGTAAGAGCTGTGTTTCTTAATTTGTTCCAGCCACCTATAGGTTTTAGGTAGCCATTTTCAAAGCGTACTAAATTCCCGTTTACCCAACGGCCTTTGTTTCCGTAATCAGTCCCGTTCTTGACGATTCCAGCTGGGGGAGTAATAGGAAGTAATGCCATTCACTTTTATTAATTTGCGGCTATATAAGCTTTACCAGTTGTTATTGCACCTGTGTAAGATGATTTATCATCACTAGAGCCTTTAACATCAGGGTCTGTGTATTCTAAGATAGTTTCTAAGTGGTCAACATTACGTTGTACTACTGCATTTATATCAGCTTGTGACATATCTGTGTCTGCTTCTGCTGTGCCACCAACATGAATTGATTTTTTACCATTAGTATTAATGTCGTTGATAACTGTTACGCTATCTGTTGCTGCTGTTAAACATTCTGCTACTGTTTGTTCAGTCATATTTATTCTCCGTTTAATTTATTTTCTAATTCTTCGACCTTTGCCGAAAGTTCTTGTACTGCTTTGACTAAAATAGTTTCTAAATCACTAGCCCCTAGTCGTTGTCTACCATCAGCTTCATCTTCTGACCAAAGAGTAAAACCATCTTTAATTTCATTATGTGAATCTATAACTGCTTTGACTTCTTGTGCTATGAAACCATGATTTACTTTATCGTTCATGGTTCTTTTTTCTGAACCTTCTTTATGAGCATTTAATTCAGATGGTATATCTTTTTCTTTTTTCCATTTAAAAGTTACTGGTCTTAAATCATTTATAAAAGATAAACCCGCTTCTTGGTCTTGTATATCTTCTTTAAGTCTTATATCAGAAGGAGCAGTAATACTTGTTGCACCAAAAGCTATAGCTGAATCTGTAGCTCCATCACCGAAACAAAGAGACCCATTAGCGTTTCCTGTGACGTTGTGCCCCAGCACTATTTGATTAGTTCCACTTGCTGATGACATACTGGTTGAATTACCTATCAAAACATTTTGACTTCCAGTAGTGAGGTTATCAGCAGAAGTATCACCGATAGATATATTATCATTACCTGACGTTACAGGTCTTCCCGCTTGATAACCCATTGCTGTGTTTCTTGAACCAGTATTATTTTCTAACGCTTCAACACCTACCGCAACATTATTACCTGTGGTTGTTGTATCAAGTAGTGCTGCTCTACCTATAGCTACGTTACCTCCCCCAGTTGTTGACTTACCAAGTGACTCATAACCAACTGCGGTATTATTACTTCCTGTTGTGTGTGCATCCATTGCCAAAACACCAATAGACGTGTTTTGTCCTCCTGTAGTGTTTGCATTTAAAGCACTTTTACCAACTGCTGTGTTGTTAGAGCCAGTTGTGTTACTAACCAAAGAGTAACTAACCGCAGTATTGTCTGTTCCTGTAGTGTTGTTATATAACGCCTGTCTACCTAATGCAGTATTAATCGTGCCTGTGGTGTTTAGCTTTAAAGCCTGATGCCCAAATGCACTATTGTTGTTTGCTGTTGTATTTTGTTCTAACGCTCCTCTACCAATAGCCTGATTATTATCACCTGTCGTATTAGAAAAAAGAGCAGTTTCTCCAAATGCATTATTATTTGTTCCTGTAATATTTTTTCCTAAGGCATCTAAACCTACAGCATTATTGTAATTAGCAGTTGTATTTGCATCTAATGCACCTTTACCAACTGCTACGTTTCCTGTACCTGTAGTGTTTGCTGCTAAAGCTGAAGTACCAACTGCTACATTATTAGCTGCTGTAGTGTTTGCTCCTAAGGCAGTATCTCCCATAGCTACATTACTTGCACCTGTGGTATTTACATCTAATGCCGAATTACCAACTGCCGTATTAAACCCACCTGTGGTTGTTGCTCCAAGAGTATCATGTCCTATAGCTATGTTTGCTGAAGCAGTTGTATTGGCATCTAGTGCATTAGAACCGATTGCTACGTTTTGTGTTCCTGTAGTGTTTGCTACAAGTGCAGCTTGACCAACAGCAGTATTGTTAGAAGCAGTTGTATTTGCTTTTAAAGCCGAATCACCTATAGCAGTATTTGAAGTTCCCTCTGTAATAGCAGTTCCTGCGTTATATCCAACTGAAGTATTAAAGTTTCCTGTGGTATTAGCAATCATAGATAATCTACCCACAGCAGTATTTCTTCTTCCTGTAGTGTTTGCTAATAAGGAACTTGAACCAACTGCTACATTGTCATACCCTGTAGTGTTTGCTGTTAAGGCACTTTTACCAATAGCAACATTATTATCTCCTGAAGTTAAAGCTGCGAAGACATCTACACCTAACCCTGTATTATAGTTAGCAGCATCAATAGTTCCTGTAGTCGTATCCCCAATCATTATGGAGCTTGTGCCAAAGGTCTTACTGGTTATGCCGTTATAGCTTGCTGCTGTTGCAGCTCCTGAAGCTGTTAGCGTTGTAAACGATCCAGCAGCAGCAGTAGTGCCACCAATAACAGAACTGTCAATAACAGCTCCATCTAAGTTGATTGCTACCGATGTACCAGTACCGCTAAATATTGCGTCAACCGCATCTAGGTCGGCATTTATTTTAGTTCCCCAAGTATCTGTCGATGCACCGACTTCTGGTTTAGTTAAGTTTAAATTAGTAGTAAATGTATCTGCCATAATTCTTTTCCTTTAAGCTGCTTCGTCTTTGCTTAATTTAGTCCAAGTTGTAGAAGGATTAGACTGGTTAGTCCATTCTGTCGTAACCGTCTGATCTGTCCATGTATCAGCCTGAACTGTTTGCTCAGACCATTTTAGCCCACCAATAGCAGAAAAACTACTGCTTTGTGCTATCGCAGAAGAACCTCTGTCTATTTGATGTCCAACCGCAGTCAATCCTGATACTCCAGCACTTATAGCTGCACCAGATACAGTAAATCTACCTGTAGCAGTCATGTTGGAAATAGCGGGGCCTAACACCACACCACGATCTATTTGGTGTCCTGTAGCTGTCATGCTAGAGCTTGCCGATATTGTGGAAGCTCCTAAATCTATTTGTATACCAATAGCAGCCATGCTACTGGTAGCAGCAATCGTAGCTACACCATCAAGTATGAGTGAACTATCTGCGGTAAGTCCTGAAGTTGCAGTAATTGTAGATGCGCCTGTAATGACGAATCTACCTGTTGCGGTGAATCCTGAAGTGCCAGCTGGTGTAGCAGCACCCGTAATAACAAAACCACCAGCAGCGGTTGCTGAAGAGGTAGCTGCTATAGTTGCAGAACCTAATACTGGAACTTGAACAGTTCCAATTGCAGCTACGCTAGAGGTAGCCGCTATTGTGGCTACACCAAAATGATAAACAGGAGTGCCGTAATCAGCCTTCCCGTATATGCCATATCCGTAGCCTACTGAGGCCATGGTCTTATGCTAACGTAATATCTAAATCGCCAGCGTCAAATCTGAATACGTCTCCAGAAGATACAGTCTTTGAAGCAGTCAAGTTTGCGTATGCAAGTAAATTACCGCCTGAAGATGCGTCTAAAATTCCAACCGCAACCACAGTTCCATAGTCAGCTGTAGCTGTAGGGTATTCAACAGCAGCAGCGTTTGTTGCTGTTGTTGGGTTAGTACCAGATACGTTAAAAGTAGAGGTTTGTCTTGCGTATGCACCACCACTTACTTCAGTACCACCACCAGTATCGGTAGGTGCTACTGTATACAAAGCAACGTGTTTTGTTGGTTGCGTATAAGCCACTCCGCCAAATACATGGTCTAATACTTTGTCTTCTAAATAATCACTAAATCCAGCCATAATAACTCCTAATTATTATTCCAATAATAAATGTTTTTTCTAGCTTTGCCATAAGTTCTTCTTCTCTGTAACAGAGAACCTTTACCAAACTCAGCTCTTTCTTGTTCAAGTCGCATTTCTTCTAATGCTTTTTCAAACTGAGCAGTAAACAATGGCACTCGCTCATCTTCCATTAAAAAGATTGATGCGTGTTTTAAAGCTCCATATAAATAAACGTCTGGGTGTCCTGTGGACACAAAGTTCGTTGTATTAGAATCGCTAAGTGCATCAATCGATCCATAGTATGTTAATTGTAATGTATAACTGGTGTCTGGTGTAGGGGCAAGTTCAATAGAATCATCAACCAAAGCAAAATAGATTGGTTGTCCCGCTACATTATTGTTTGATTGTCTATAAACATCTAGTGATTCAATAGACTGTTGAAATAAAGGTCTAAAGTTATTAGATGTTATTTCTACGTTTATAGCTTCCATCCAATCAGATGGTACAGATAAATATTGTGAGTCAGCAGTAGCAGTTGCTCTCTTAATCATATCTTTAGTTCGTAACCTACGGTTAAGTTCGCCTTCTGTGTTATCAATAAACATATCTATATCAGATGTTAAGTCTGATCTGTTTAGATAACTTGCTATATTTGTTTTTAATTCAGCATACGTCATACCTTACCGCCCCATGTTCTAAATAATTTGTTGTCTGGATTGTTAAGCCATTGTTTCCATTTCTTGTTATCTTGTGCCCAACCTTCTCGTAAAGCCTTTTGATATATTACCATAGGCACTTCTGCGACATGACGAAAATCTTTACCTGGTTTATGTTCTGCTAATGTTTTGCAATGCTGTATTACAGGTGCAACATTTTGTTGGGTATGATAAACAACCTTATCATCTTCGGTTGCAAATTCGTGTGAGTAGTTAATCTTACTGTCAATTAAAGTTCTTTTAGCCATAACTATTAAATTTTAACACTATTCATAAAAAAAAGGGGCTAAAACCAAAGTTCTAGCCCCTTTCATTTAAGCTCTTAAGATACGTTTAAGTCTGCAACTACACCATGAGCAGCTTCGTTGCTCACTTCTAGTCCATACTCAACTACGATCATCTTAGTTTCAGCATCACCTATTGTTGCTATGTCGATAGTATCGAAGCTTCTTAGGTAAGAAACTTTAGCAAATTCAGGATCAACTAATAGAAGTGATCTTTCTCTTGATCTGTTTGATGGAACTATTTTTAGTTCACCAAAGTCAGATGAATAGATAGATACTGAAGCTTCTACAGTATTAGCATCAACCATTTGTCTAGCTTGCGATCTTCCTGTGAAACCAGAAATTACTTGCTTGTTGTGAGGGCCACAAATAGCAAGATTTGGCTCTGCACCACTAGCAAACATTAACTCAAGAACGTCTTTCAGAAGTGTTTCTGTAAGTGCTCTTTGAGTACCGTCTGTTGGAGCAGCTCCGCCACCTGTAGACGCACCATTAGTTCCTCTTGAATCATTAGTTGTGATCCAAGACTCGAAACCACCAGTTTGTCTTGCAGTAGTAGCGTTACCAGTTGTTTTAGCACCTTTTTGAGATAGAGCTTCTTCCATATCTCTTTTTAGTGCTTTAGCCATGATAGCTAGTTGGTGTGCCATTTCTGATCTCTTACCAGCTGCATCTGAAGCATCTTGCGATCCTGTTACAGTTGCATCTCTGTATGAGATTTGACATACATTACTAACTCTTGCAGTAGCGGTAGAGGCAGCTCTTGAAAGTTCAAAACCTTCAAGTTGACCAGTTCCACTAGGAGTTGGTAATGATTCAGTTTGCCAATCAAAAACTACGTTTTTTACGTTTCTTGTTCCGATTGAGGACATAAACGGAGTTTGCATTGGAGAGATGTTGTAAATGATATTACTTAAATCTTCTCTATCAGCGGTGGCCGTATATGTGTCAAAAGCATTAGTTACTTTAGCCATAATATATTCCTTTAAATTACTTTAATATTTGTTCAAAAACTTTAGCAGCATCTTGGACTTTGCCAGATTTTGCTAAAACCTGTTTTGCTTTTTTCACAGGGGCTACTGATTTTGGTCGGTTCGTTGTACCAGGTCTTGCAACACGAGCTTTCGCTTTCTGCGTTGGTTTCTTTCTTACGGCCTCAACAGTTTTACTGTTAAGCCACGCATTTCTTAAACCAAGTAATGCTCGGTAGTCGTATACAGAATCCATCTCTTGAGGTGAATACCCCAAGACGTTAATGCCATATTCACGAATCGCTAGCTTTTCCTGTTGCGCTGTCTCAGGATTTTGCCATTCTGGTACGATTTCCAAAAGTCTTTGCTGTCCTTCTTGCACCATTTGTGCATATTGCTGTTGCTGTTGAGTAAACGCTTCTTGTTGAAGCCTTTGCTGTTCAGCTTGAGCGGCAGCTAATTTCTCTTTTCTATCATCCCAGAGTTGCTTTTCACGAACATAACCTACGGGATCATCTTCATACAACTGGTTCCAATCTGGCTCGTTGCCTAATTCGCCCGATATTTGGGCTTCCATCTTCGGTAACAGCTGTGCATAAATAGCATCTCTTTCCGCTAACTCCTTCTGCTGTTGCTCAATAGTTTTCCTTTGTTGAGACAGCTCTTGAGTTTTGCGTGTGTAATCTTGCTGACGTGAATATCCGTTTTGGAGTTCCTCAAGCGTGACCTCTACTTCTTGTCCATCAACTCGGATGGTATATAAAGCGGGTTGCTCTTGTTCTTCTTCAACCTCTAATTGTTCTTCGTCATCAATTTCGTCATCGTATTCAAAGTCCTCTTCTTCTTCAGCTTCTTCTAATTGAAGTTCGGCTGCTTCAGGGAGTTCTTCTTCCTCAATGACATCTACTTCTGTTTGTTCTGTCTCTACAACTTTTTCCTCTTCAGGAGTTAAGAAACTTTCAAAAGCGAAAGTAGTGTTCTCTAAGTCTGTTTGTAGGGCAGTCGGTTTTCCGTTGTTGCTCATATATAAATACTCCTTATATGTATTTATAAGTATTTTATATGAATTTTTGGGAAAAAGGAAAGTCTTAACCGATGTTACGGACTTTATTTATATTAGCTCTGGTTAGCTTACCTTTTTCTGCAATGATACGCAGATGCTTTTCTACTTCTGGTATTAACAATATAGACTTGTGTAAACCTTCTCTAGCCTGAACATCTTCGGGTCTTCTGGAATTAATCCATGCTTGCATATATTCGCTTTTAAGGTTTTGTAGTGCTTCTTGAAAAACGTCTGATTCAAGTATTCTTTCAGCTTCAGCTGCTTTAACAACTTCTTCGTGTGTAGGCATTAGAGTGTTCCTAGTAGTGCTCTTGGACTTCCCTGTCTTATGGGGGAAACAATATTATCAATACTCAAAACTGGGTTAGTAGGACTCATTCCTAAATTAACCATAGGTTGTTGCATTACAGGAGGATTAACTATAGGTAATGTCGGTATTGAAAGTGTTTGTGGTATCTGTGGTAATTGAAAAGGTATTTCTGGTATTTGAGCTGGAACTAGGTTTTCAAACATAGGCAAACCTAAATTCATTGGCACATCAACTATAGGTGTAGGTGCTTCTATTACAGGAGGCACTATAGGCATAGAAGGCATAACAGGTTGTCTTTCTTGAATAATCTCAGGCAACACAGGAGGTATTATGGGTGTAGAAACTACTGGAGCTGCGACTGGTTGTGGTGTTGCTACTGGTGTAGGCAAGTTTTCTATAGCTTGTTTTACGTCAATATCTTTTAACAGTTCATCTATATCTATGTCTAAAGGTAATGGACTTCCCATAACCGATGGTGCTGGCATCCTT